AAGCGATAAAGCAAAGCAAAGCAAAGCTAAGCTGAGCAAAGCAAAGCCAAGCAGAGCTAAGCAAAGCAAGATAAGAGTGTGAGCCTAAAAATTCACACTCTTTTTTTATTTAATATATAAATAAATTTATATTTATGAATGATTTAAAATTAAAAGAACAAATTAAAGAGTTCTTAAAGAAAAGAAATAATCTTGCTGATATTGATGAACTATTAATTGATGAACTTGTTTTTAATTTACTTTTATTAAGAGATGCAAAACAAGCAGTTGAAGAAAATGGTATTATAGAATTAGGAAGATTTGGAAAAAAAATGTCTACTGAACTTTATGTCTATCAAAAGATTTCGCTTCAAGTTCGTGAACTATTTATAAACTTAGGTATCCCTCCTCGTGAAAGAATGAAATTAAAACTTGAAGCAATGGAGAAACAAGTAGATGAATTTGATAAAATATTTAATTAATGAATAAAGATATTTCCATAGAATCATATCTTGATATTTGTTATGAATTGGTTAAAACTTGGATAGAAGATATAGAAACCAATAAAATTAAAGCAAGCAAATGGATAAAAAAAGCTATACGAAGATATAGAGATGATTTAAAAAGAGAAGATCTCGAATTTAAAAATTCAGAAGTTGAACGAGTATTAAACTTTTTTTATTTTTCTCGTATTAATATAAATAATAGTTATAGAAGATTTATTCCAATCCCATTTCAGATTTTTTTTATAATGAATATTTTTGGATTCTTTTATAAAGGAACAAATAAAAGAAAATATCGTTATGCGTATTTATTTATAGCTCGTAAAAATGGAAAGACTGTTTTAAGTACACTTTTACAATTATATGGTTTACTTGGTGATCGGGTTGAAGACCCACAATCTTTACTTGTAGCAAATACAAGAGAACAAGCAGGTATTGCTTTACAATATGCAACAGGTATTATAAATCATTCACAAGCATTTTCTTCAAGACTTGAGCCTCAACGTTATTCTATAAAGTTTAAAGATCCTATGAAAATGGGATACTCAAAAACTCTTGCCTCGAATTCAAGTCGTCTTGATGGGTATAATCCAAGTATGGCTTTAGTTGATGAATGCCACGCAATGAATGATCACTCTATATTTAATGTTATAAAATCAGGAACTTTATCTCGTGAAAATCCTTTAATTATATTAACTTCAACTGCCGGATTCTCTATGGATTCTCTTGCTTTTGATTTATTTGAGAATGGAAAAAGATGTTTAAATGGAGATATAAAAGATGATAATTTTTTTTATATGTTATTCTCTCTTGATGAAGGAGATGACTATCAAGATACTTCAAATTGGATAAAATCAAACCCAGCAATTGGACAGACATTACATATAGATGATTTAATTTCAGAATGGAACCAATCAAAAAACCTACCTACCCAAAAAGAAAATTTCTTAACAAAAAACCTTAATTTATTTTTAGACCAATCGGATGTTTGGATTCCACAAGATATTGTTAGACAAAACTTTAATGAACTAAATCTTGATGATTTTATAGGAGAAAAATGCTGGATGGGTATTGACTTATCATCTACAAAGGACTTAACTGCTTTATCTTTAGTATTTAAAAGAGAAGAGAAATTTTATTTGTTTACTTTTTATTTTATAGTAAATAATCCTGAAAAAAGGATTCGTAAAGGCGGTGTTGATCTTTCATATTGGATACGTGAGGGATATATAATACAATGTCAGTCACAAACTATAGATTATGAACTTTTATTTGATACGATAAAGAATTTATCTCAAAAGTTCCAAATAGAAAAAATTTGTTATGACAAATTTAATTCAGCTTTATTAATACCCCGTCTTCAAGAACAAGGTATATTATGCGAAATATTTGCTCAGAATGCAACATCATTTAATTTTCCTATTAAATATTTGGAAAAGATGATTTATGATAAAAATATTGTGATACAAAAGAATCCTGTATTTGCTTGGAATATTCGTAATATTGTTCTATATCAAGATGGTAATAATAATGTAAAATTTATGAAAAATAAGAGTTTAGATAGTATAGATGGTGCTGTTTCAGCAGCAATGGCTATCGGTGCCCATCTTTCTACATTCCAATATGACTTTAATTTTCAATAATAAATATAAAAATAATTTTTTAATATGTTAGACGGATTTAAGAAGTCTTTTAGACAATTTCTTGGTGTTGATAATGTTTACCTTGGAACAAATGATGCCTACATTGAGCAAGTAGCTATTCCTCTATCTATAGGTTCAAAAAATAATTTTAATCCCACTTCAGATGCTGAGAAATTAAGTACAGTTGTAACTTGTATAAAGATTCTTAGTGATACTATTTCCAGACTTCCTGTTCATATTTACCAAGATAGTAAATCGGGGCATTTGCCAGATAAAGAAGATTATAGATATTCTTTTTTACATTATTCTCCAGATGGAATAATGACTTCACAATCTTTTTTCTCAGCTTTAGAATATAATAGGAATTTAAAAGGTAATGCCTTTGCTTTAATTTCAAGAAGTACTACTACAGGTAAAGTACAAAGTTTACATTTTATTCCATCTTCATATATTGGCGGATATAAGTTTTTAGGAGGTATGCTTTATTATATTTACTATGAGCCTCAAGAAAATAAAAAGACTAAAGAACGTTTAATAAATTCGGAAGATATGCTCCATTTTAAAATGACAACTAAAAATGGGTATTGGGGTATAAATCCAATTGAGATTCAACGCTTAAATATGTCTACAATTTGGAAAGCAAAAAATACAGTTGATTCTTTTTATGAAAATAATGCGTTTACTCCTAAAGTTTTAAAAACAAATATTCCTGATGCGAATTTTATAAAAACTGTAAACGAATCAATTCAGAAATTTAAGAGTGTAAATGTTGGACCACAAAATGCAGGACAAATAATTACGCTACCTCCGTTTACAGAAATCCAAGAGTTATCTTTAGATGTTGTTGATGAAAAATTCATTACAAGTCAAAAGTTTGATAATGCTCAACTTGCTTCTTTTTATGGAGTTCCTGCTCACTTGGTTGGTGTTTATGAATATACGAAGTTTAATAATGTTGAGTCTGAAAACTTAAACTTTAAATCTATGACTATTTCAGCAATAGCAAGGATGTATCGTCAAGAATTAGAATTTAAATTATTAACAGAAGAAGAAAGACGTGCTGGAAAATCAATAGAATTTGCTTTAAATGCTTTAATTGAGTTAGATACAAATACTAAAATGAACTATTATAAAACTATGAGGAATGATCTTAGTGTATTGAGTTCCAATCAGATAGCTTTATTTGAAGGTTTACCTACTTATGAAGGTGGAGATGTTCGTGTTGGACAAGGTAATTTAACTCAAATTAATTTAGATTCTTCTATTTCTTAAAATAATATATAATTTATGGAAGTTAAAAAACAAAAACAATATTTAAACTCAAAAGATTTAGAAAGAAGGTTTATTCTTTCAAACGAGGTTGAAGTTCGTGCTTTTGAGGAAGAAGGAAAAAGGTTCCTTGAAGGTTATGCATCTGTTTTTGAGAAGCGCTCAGTATTACTTCTCGAAAATAATAAAATATTTCAGGAAATAATCCAAAGAGGTGCTTTCGATGAAATCCTATTAAATGAAAATCTTGATGTAAAATTTCTATTTAATCACGATAGAAGTAAAATGCTTGCAAGAAGTTCTTCAGGAACATTATCTTTAAAAGCCGATGAAGTTGGATTATTTTTTAGAGCCGAAATTCCTATGAACGTGTCGTATGCAAATGATGTATATGAACTCGTATTACGTGGAGATTTATTCCAAAATAGTTTTGCTTTTTCAGTTGTTCCTAACGATGTCGTATGGAGTAAAGATGCTGATGGAACTCGCCTTAGAACTATCAAACGTGTGTCTGGATTATATGATGTATCTGTAGTAATAGATGCTGCTTATCCTGATACAAGTATTGCTGCAAGGTCTTTAAAAGAGATTGAAGAAAATGAAGTAAAACTGGAAAAAGAACCAATAATATATAAATCGGATTCTTATAAAAGAAAGCTTGAAATTTTAAAATTAAAATTAACTTAAATACAATGAAAAAAATTAATGAACTTTTATCATTAAGAGCAGATAAAATTGCTAAAATGGATGAACTCAGTAAAAATGAAAATCTTACTGAAGAACAGGCAAATACTTGGGAAAGTTTACGAGGAGAAGTTGAAAAACTTGATAAGGATATAAATATTCTTAAAACTCAGGATCAATTAAATAGAAGCATTGCTTCAAATAAAGTTGAAGATGAGAAAACAGAAGAAAAGACTCCTTCGATCGGTGAATCTTTCCGTGAGTTTTTAGTGGGTGCTGTTGAAGGAAATGGTTCTCGTAAGTTCGAACTTCGTGCAGATCCTATCATCACATCTACCGATGCCGATATTATAAATAAATCGGTTGCCAATGGTATTGATATTCTTAAAGCTCCTGCTCAGGAATTTCTTACTCAACTTGGTGTTACGATGTACACTGGTTTAACAGGTAATTTCGCAGTTCCATCAATGGATGAAGACCTTGCTACATTCCCTGGAGAAGATGCAAGTGCAGCTTCAGCAAATATGACTCCAGATTCACTTGTTCTTGCAGCTCGTAGAGTTACACACACTCAGTCTATAACTCGTGAAACTCTTGCTCAGACTAATCCTGGTGTTTATGCAAGTATCGTCCAAAACCTTGTAAATGGTGTATGGAAAGCCGTTACAAATGATGTTTTTGATACACTTGAAACTGATGCTGCAACTCAGATAAAAACTACAGGTAAAAGCATTACTTATCAGAACATTCTTGATATGGAAGCTTCTGTTGGAAATTATGTAATTGCTAATCAAGCTTACGTAACTACTCCTACTGGTAAATCGTTCCTTAAGGGTTTAAATGCAAGTTCTGCTGGTATTAAATTCGCTTGGGAAGGAAGTGAAATGAATGGTTATCCTGCTTATGGTGTTCCTTCAGCTAACTCAAATAGAGTTTATTTCGGAGACTGGAGCAAGCAAGTTGTTGGACAGTGGGGTGGAGTTGAAATTATAGTTGATCCTTATAGCAATGCTAAGAAAGGTCTTATCAACCTTACTGCTGTTGGATTATTCGATACTGGATGCGCTAACAAGAGAGCTTTTGCTATTCTTGATGCTTCTACTTATTAATATGACCGGATGATTATAAGGCACCAGCGAGTTAAAAATATAGGAGATGGAGCTTAGTCTCCATCTCCTTTTTTTATTAAAATAACTTAATAAGATGAGTTTATTCCAAGATATTCCTTTAAAACAAATTACTAAAACAAAGGTAAGTTTTCCTGTATCTTTAGATGAAGCTAAAAGACATTTAAGGGTAGATGAAACATTTGAAATAGATGATGATTTTATCCAAGGATTAATTTTTGCAGCTACTTTGAGAGCAGAACAATATATTGGTAAAGATATAGCATTGACTAATAATGTGTTAATACTTGATGATTTTTGTTCAGATACTTTATTTTATGATGAAGGTAATTTCAATTCATTAACTTCCGTTATTGATGATGCTTCTATAAGTTATTCTCCTTTAAAAACAAGAACATTTAGAAATGGATTTTATTTAGAATTTCCATCAGTTATAGATACTGATATTTTAACTATATCTTTTAAAACTGGTTTTAATTATAATCAATGCCCTCAAGATATAAAGCAAGCTATTTTAATAAAAATTAGTGATTTGTATGATAGTGAAAGAAGTGATTATCAATTTACTTCTACTAGAGATACTAAAGCTTTCGAAAGAATACTTGATGTTCATAAAATATTAACTTTTTAAATGATTACTTCAGGATTTAATAAACATATTACTATCGAAAAAGAAGTAACTTCAGTAAATAGTATTGGTACTCCAATAAAAATTTATTCATTCTTAAAAGAATCTTGGGCAAATTTCTATTTACTTGGCGGCGGTTCACAATTTTCAGAAGTTGGTATCTTACCAAGTAGTGATGTTGAGTTTACGGTTCGTTATGATCCTGAAATAAATTATGCGTGTAGGATAAAATATGATAATCAATATTATTCTATAAGGCATATCTTTACAGAAGGACGTTGCGATTATACAAGAATAAGATGTAAAGTTTGGGAGGAAGAATAAAATGGATATGGAACTAAGAGGTGGGCAAGAAGCATTAAACTCTTTAAATGAACTTGATTTTTTAACTCAAGAACAAATATTAATGGGTGCAATGAAGAGTGTAGCAAGAAGATCCGTGGCTTCTCCTTTAAGAACTGCAATGCCTTATTCTCCAGAAATGAAAAAAAATATTGGTATTTTTACGAATAAATCTATTCCCTTATCAATTTGGGCAGGTGTTCGTTCGGGTGAACGAAATAAAGATAATCCAAAACAACCCCCTAAAGGAATAATTTTAAGATTCTTGGAAAAAGGAACTAAAGAAAGAACTACAAAAAAAGGAGCAAAAAGAGGAAGTATTCTTGGAAAAAATAGAATTTCTGGAATGATAGATGGTTTAGCTGAAAACTTTGTAGATTTATTTAATGAGGATTTTTTAAATAGAGTAAATAAAATAAAAGCAAAAAAAGTTAAATAATATGGCTTACCAAGATGATTTATATCATATAATGACAAGTGATACTTCATTAAATACTTTAGTAAATAATAGAATATTCTTTGAGACTCTTGAAGAAAACTATGATATTACAAAAGATTGGATAGTATTTTCATTTCGTAAAGCTTCACAAGTAGATTGTATTAATTCAAAGAATGCTTTTACGAATTATATTATTTTCGTTCGTATTATTTCACCAAGTACTGAAACAACAAACCAATTGTCAGATTATATACAAGATATGTTAAATGGAAAGGAATATAATGGAATACAAGATATTTGGTTCATAAATGATACTCATAGTTTTGATCTTGATAAGGATCAATACTCAAATCTATTGGAATTTAACTCAATCTATATTTAAAAATTAATAATATATAATTAAACTAAAAATAATATTTTATAATGGGAACACCTTTATTTAGTAAAGCAATGAAGATCTATATAGATGCTTCAACTGTTGGATGTGCAACTGACTTTTCTCTTTCTCTTGACAGAGATATGATTGAAGTTGCTTGTATGGATGCTTCTGGGGCAAAACAAAATATTCCTGATATGCATGGATGGAGTGTAAGTGGCTCCGGATTAGTAATTAGAACAGCTACTCAAACCGGATATGGTATGTTTGAAATGGCAGATAGTCTTATGAACTCAGATGCAAGCATTGGTATTATGATTAAACCAGATGTATCGGCAAATAAGTATTATTCAGGTTCAGGATATTTCTCTTCTATTTCAATGGAAGGCGGAGTTGGTGCAGCAGTGACTTATTCATTTGAGATCACAGGTTCTGGACCTCTTGAGATATTAACAACACCTTAATTTTATAATTTATGCAGGAAGTTCAATACATTTCCTTTAAAGGGGAAAAATGGCCTATTCGTGTCAGTTATGCAGCTATACGTAACTTCGAACGTGAAGGAAAAGGTTCTTTAAATGATCTTGAGAATGATATTTCTTTACTTGAAGTTTTACTTTGGTATGCTTTAATAGCAGGACATAAAGCTTTAGATCGACCTATGACTTTAACAAAGGATCAAATGGAAGATATTCTTGATGAAAGTATGTCTGAATTTTATGAAATAATTATGCATTCATTTCCTTTG